CATTCGTCTACTGTTGCTGCTTCCCAAATAGGGTAGAAGTGTAGACCGATTGCGTTTGAAGATGGAACTACAGCACCTGAGATGATGTTGTTACCATACATAAAAGAACCCGCAACTGGTTCTCTGATTCCATCGATGTCCACAGGAGGAGCAGCGATGAATGCTACGATGAAACACGCTGCTGCTGTTAGCAAGCAAGGAATCATTAAAACACCAAACCAACCAACATAAAGTCTGTTGTTTGTTGATGTTACCCACTCACAGAATTCTGGCCACCCTGCTAGGAGACCACCTGATCTGCGGGATTGAGTTGAAAGAGTTGTCATTAGTAAGACGATTTAAGTAGGGCACCAAGGGTAGATGCGAAACTTATTTCCAGTAATCCCTCACTACTGGATAGAAAGACGAAGTATTATACTGCCTATAGGTCTTGGTTTACGAGCAGTTTGTACGCAGGGTGACGATAATTTCGGGTCCTTTGTAAAAAAAGATCGAGGAAGTTACAAAACTTCACGATCTACCTATTATATATGCGTTTCAACACTTTGTCAAGAGTTACATTCCATTCCAGAATGTATCTGTTGGTGTTGCCATATTCCTTGAGATAAAATACAGACCTACGTTGCATAGAAACCAATAGATATTAGTTATCCACGCTTGTCTCCAACAATATCTTCTATTAGATTGTACGATATACATATTTCTTTCATTCATTGATGCGTCAACAGATAAAGGTCTAAACTTTATCCACTGTTCTAATAACAATGAGATTACAAAACCAACAGCAAAGATGTAGAACAAAAGGTTTAAGAACCCTGCTGCTGTAAATAAAAATGCGAGCATTTTACTCTCCTAGTTTGTGAATTACTGGTTTTTCTTTTGTGAGTGCATTATAAAGATCTATATTAGTTGCAGAAGACACAGGATAAAACTCTGCACTTGGGTCAAATCCATCATATCTCTTTGCCTGATTAATAACTATTGAACCATCTTCTCCTGATACCGATCTATGGAATGTACCACGAGGTATAAACAATGCTCCGTTGTGAACATTTAGATGCACAATATGATAAGGATATTTCCAAGAATAGTTTACCAGTTCAAATGTTCTCTGCCCTGATACAACTCTATTGTAATCATCTTGGAAACTATGAATGTAGAATTGCTTTGCACCCACACTATCGTTTGGTGGTGATGTAGCAGGACCTGTGTGTACTACAAGGTCACTAGCATTAGATTCTTCTACAGATATATCATAAAAAATAACATCGTCTGTCTCTCTAAACACACGATGTTTTTTGTAGTGTACATCACTCATAAAGATCAGATCCTATTTCAAAATACTTTTTGATTACTTCAATACGTTCTTCTTCTTTTGCAATCAAATCAATTTGATCTTGTATTGCACCTAAAACGTCAGGGTGTTCTCCAATACCGACAGGACTCTTGAGATATATCTCAATGTTCATCTTTGCTTTCTTGATGTTGCCGATAGAGAGTGACTTCAGTGCCTCTAACATTTCTCTTCTCATAATTAATCTTTTCTAATTGATGTTGTACTGTATATCAGTATCCCTATTGTAATTAGTCCTAGGAAAACTGCGAGTGATGGACCTACATTAAATTCAAAGTGTGGAATTAATGCGTGTTCACATTTAGTCCAAGTTCCAGGAAGAGTATATACTGGTGGACAAGATAGAAAAATCATTAGCGTACATAGGCGAATTGTGGGAGATATAATACCATAGCAGATATTATAAGAAGTATCAACAAATATGACACTTTCATTAAGTTAGTCTCCAAGTTTATCTATGTTGTATCTTACACGAAATGCTTCGTCAAGTCCATCTGTGTCAGTGTTTCCACTTGTGATCCAATAGTCACAGAACTCGTAGACTTTTTGGTTGTCACAAACTTTGAAATACTTCTTCAGTTGTAGGTAAGATTTTGTTCTGAGTGAAAGGTCAGTCATCTTGTACTCTTCTTATTCTAGTTTTATTGTAGACCATATTTTGAGATTGTCTACAGAGGTAAAGATAAAATTCAGATTTTGCATCAGATAAATTACGATAGTTATTCATCTTAATCCACTTGTTTGAATTTTCTGTCTGGTACTCAAGTCTATATTTCATAAAAAAGGGTAGCGTTAGTTTGTGCTACCCTTATATATTATGCGTAAAATAAACTTGTTATATTGCCGTTAATGGCAAATGCTGCGAGTACTACAGCAAAAAGTAATTGATACTTCATTATGCTCCTGATGGTGCGTAGTTATAAACAGGAGTCATTACTCCTCCTCCACCGTCGTCATCATCATCGTCATCATCAAAAGGCAAGTCACCTAGCATCAACCAACTGCATAAGAATACCGTAATTACAGGTAAAAAAGGAAACAGTATGGTATTGACCCAAGTATTATAATCTGCCTCTAAGATCATTAAACAAATCCTGGTATGATTTGTCCTGTAGTTAAGTAAGCACCTAGTCCTGCAACGATACCTAGCATTGCTAGTCTTCCGTTTAGTTTTTCAGCAACTAACTTTTCTTTTTCGATTGGTTTTTTGTTTGTCATTTTATACGAATGCGGTTGTTAATGTACTTGCTCCTAGTGCCATTGCGAAAATGTATGGCACAATTCTAAGTGGCACAGGATGTCTTTTCATTTAGAATATACCTGGAATGATTTGACCTGTGAATGTGTAAGCACCAACTGCTGCAACGAAACCAAGCATTGCTGCCCAACCGTTAAATCTTTCTGCTTCTGGAGTCATTAGTTTTTCCTCTTTGTTGATTGTGAATTGTGATTGAAATTTCATTAATAGAATCCTGGAATTATCCATCCAGTAAAACCGTAGTTTATTACAGCGATGGCGAAACCCATCATTGCTAATCTACCGTTTGTTTGCTCTGCGTTCTTCCAATAGTTCATTAGAAGATACCTGGAATGATTTGCCCTGTAGTTGCGTATGCACCTATCAATGCTACGAATCCGATCATCGCCCAACGACCGTTGACTTTCTCAGCATTCTGAGGATAACCTTCGTAGGAAACAGACTCATCTATGTAAGGTCTGGTTTCGGTTGGGAAGGCATTTTGTCTTCCACCTGATTCAGTAATAACTGTCATTGTCTTTTGTAAAGAAACGTTACATATATTATATAGCATTGTAAAGATTTGTGTCAAGTATTTTAATAAAATGAGTACAAATCCTTACTTAATATGCTGATATGTAAACTTATATTACGAGATTAGTGTAGCATCTGTATCAGAACTGTCACGTACGTAACAAGGAGGTCCTGATGGGTCTAACCATTTGGTGTACTCGAAGTCCTCTATAGCGGTCATCATCTGATCCATATTGTCACAGTAGTACATTGTTTTGTATCTCTCTGTGTACTCATCAAACTTTAGAATACGACAATCTGGTTTGCCATTGATCTCTAGATCACCACAAGTAACATACTTGTATGGGAATCTCTCGTGAATTAGTTGCATAATAATATTGTTAGTGTACTTATTATACACAAAAAAAGACCCCTGTGTAGGGGTCTATGTGACGGATTCAGAATCGTAATAGTCTTTTTTATAATAACGACCAAGTATGTTGCTGTTATAGTATGCAGGTGTACCGTCTTTTAATTTTTCTGTTAATACATTGTTGGCAAAAAGTTGTCGTGTCTCTTCATAGTTTGTCTTTCCAACGGTGGGATGTAAGGAGAGTATTCTTCTGGAAAAACATTGCTTTCCGTACTCCTTAATATCTCGCTTAAGATCTGGACAACTTCCATAGTAATTCTTCCAGTCGCTTTCACTCGTACGTCTCCTACCTCCACCTCTAGGTTTTCGTTTTTGAACAAAGTATTTGCGTCCGATATACTTTTGTCCAGTGCGTTCGTTTGTGATGACATAGACGAACCCGTAACTACTCCCAATGTCAGTGCTGTTAAAGATATTGCTATCAAAGATCCACGGGTTATCATAGTGTTGTTCATTCGTGTTCGACTCCTTCTTGTTCATACTGTGGTAAATGATCAGGTCCCTCAGTATATGTAGTAACATCTGAGTAGACTTCTGATTCAAGTTCGTTGATTAGATACTTCAATTCTCCAATCAAAACTTTGAGTTTGTCTTTATCCATTTTGTAAATCGGATTGTAATGCTTTCCAGTCTTCATTAAAACGTGCAAGTCCTATGTCTGTCAAGACGTGTTGATACATTTTCCAAAAAATACCTATTGGCATAGTAACTACATCAGCACCTGCTTTCCAACTGTCTGTGACCTGTTTAACATCCCTTATAGAAGCAGATAAGATCTGTGTCTCTATGTCGTGCATCATATACAAATCTGATATACCTTTAATCAATCCTATACCATCAAATGAATTGTCATTAACACGTCCTACAAAAGGTGAGACATATGTTGCACCTGCTTTTGCTGCAAGAACTGCTTGTGCTTCTGAGAAGATTAAAGTTACATTTGTTTTGATACCATCTTCTGTAAGATCACTACACGCTTTCAATCCTTCTACGTTACAGGGTAATTTAATTGTTACGTTAGGTGCTATCTGATAGTAGTCTACTGCCATCTCTAGCATATCGTCTGCTGTTTCTCCAACGACTTCAGCACTAACTGACGAACTCCACGAAAATAATTCTGTAATTTTTTGGATTACATCCATAGGTTCCATCCCTTGCTTTTTCATTAGAGATGGGTTTGTTGTTACTCCATCAACTAAACCTGTTTCTATTGCAGGTTTAAGTAATTCTGGATCAGAACAGTCTAGAAATATTTTCATTGGACGTTTCCTTTTTGTCATTATTTAGTTCGAGTAAAAAAAAGAGACCCTTGCGGATCTCTATATTATAACATTAATTTTCTGTTTGTCTAGGGTTATGCAGAAACCAGTTATTTATATTGAATGTATCTAATCGAACCCATTTAGCGTAATGAACTCCTCTATAGCATAGCATAGCGAAGACCTCTTTCGGATCGTGGATCTCAGGATCATACTCTGGTAAATCATAGTCAAGACCCCAACTAAAATGGATTCTTAACATAGACCTTATCCCTCCAATCTTTGCAGTAGACGGACTTCAAAATAAAATAGTGAAAGGGCAACTGCCATAAGGAGGGTTATCTGAGTAACAATCATCATTTGTTCTCCTCCTTTACTTTTAGACCTCTATAAACGAGATTCTTTTGTTGTGGTTGTTGAGTCTTCTGACTCTGTACACGAGCGTCGGTATCATAAGGGATACCACGATAAGTTACTTGTGCCATTTGTTTACTCCTAAAGTAGTTGGATGTTTTTAAGATCCGTTCCTTCAGTCGTTTGCGTCCCAATTACATTCTACTCCCATCGCCTCTGGCAAATAAACTGTATAGAGTTCTATAAGTTCTTCCCTCTCTTGAGGTGTAAGATCTGGATAACTCTTTGCTTTCTCTACCTTTGCAGCAATCTCTGCACAGGTAAAACCGTTAGTTGCAATGAGTAAAGCAAGTAGATGAATCATAGGATGAACGTACCGTTCCGCGACTTACTTGCGTCCAATGATAAAGACATCACATCTATCGTCGGATACCTTTGTTCTGAAGTAATCTATAAGATACTCCTTGGCATCAGGTATAAGATTCTGATCGCTCATAATCTCTACCCTATTCTGGTTCCACTCTGAACAAGACATCTCCCAATGAGATGGATTGTGTTCAGCGATTAGAAACCCCGATAGTGCAAGACTAATCATTTAGATGAACGTTTGTAAATAATGATAACATATTCTTAGAGAAATGTCACCATTCACATATATTTATACAACTAAAAGGTTTTAATACCCGTTCTGTTACAACTCGAACCCTTTGAAGGTGTCAGAGGTTACGTCTTGTTTGATTGCACCTACTACATATGATTCTATTTCAGTTTCTTGTGGTGCATTCTGTTGTCCTCTGGAGTTTAACCAGTGCTCTGTCCAAGGTAGTGGATTGTTTCTTAAAGGTATATCATAGATTGGATCTATTCCTATCGCTTTCATTCTACGATTAGCAATCCATTCTACATACTGTCCTAATAGTTTAGCGTTCAATCCTATCATACTACCATCTTTAAATAAGTATTCTGCCCACGCTTTCTCTTCGTTTACTGCGTTGACAAACATCTCAGTTACTCTATCTTTCTCCTCCTTAATTATCTGGAGCATTACTGGGTCGTCTCCTTGTGCCCACTTTCCGAGGATTTGTTGAGTAAGGACAAGATGTTGTGCTTCGTCTCTTGAGATGAGGGAGATAATTTTTGCTGATCCCTCCATAAGTTTAAGTTCTCCAAATGCAAACGAGCACGCAAAGGAGACATAGAAGCGAATTCCTTCCAAAATGTTGACATTTACTACTGCCCTATAAAGTTTACGTTTTAATTCAACGAGTTCATAGTGACCGAGAGGTACACCGTCAAGGTTGTGTACCCACATATTACCAGATCCATACTGTTGTGCAGCGTTTATGAAGTCATCATACGCTTCTGTAACACTCTTAGCACGTGCAAGTATCTTTTCATCGTCTAAGATAGTGTCAAAGACAACTGATGGGTCTGGATATACATTCTTAATAATATGTGTGTAACTTTTTGAGTGTATCATCTCAAAAAATTCCCACGCAATCATAGCAGATTCTAACTCAGGTATCGAACAGTAAGGGATGAAAGCAAGACCAGGACCACGACCTTGTACGGAGTCAAGGAGGATCTGATACCTGAGATTTGACGTGAAGATGTGTTTCTGTGTTTCATTTAATGTAGCAAAGTCACTTCGATCTTTTTGTAATGAGACCTCTTCTGGTCTCCAGAAGTATCCTAGTTGTTGATTAGTTAGTTTATCAAACACTGGATACTTAGCACCATCATATCTTTGTACTCCTAGAGGTGGTCCGAAGAACATAGGAGGATTGGTATTGTTCTTTTCTTTATTGAATACCGTTACTCCTTTAATTTTTGTCTTTGGCATTTGTTGATCGTCGTTGTTAAGTTTAAACTTTGCAACTGTCACAGTCTTCCTCCTGTTCTAATTCTTGTATGAGTTGATTTAATCTTTGATTGGTTTCATCCATAGGTATATCATCCCTCCATCCCATTGGATGTGCAGGTTCTTCAATTTCTTTCTTAGCATCATATGTATTCTGATAGTAAGAAGTTTTCCAACCATATTTGTATGTGGTAAGAAGATCCTGTGCCATAACAGAGACAGGCACTTCATCGTTATCATAGTTCTCTGGATTATAACTCCAGTTACCACTAATTGCCTGATCAAAAAACTTTTGCATAACTGATGTGACTTTGATATATCCTTCGTTAGATGGCATATCCCAAAGTAATGTGTATTTGTTTTTCAGATGGGGAAACCCTGGAACAATCTGCTTAAGAGGTCCTTTTTTTGACTTCTTAACGGACAAGTAGTCTCTAGGTGGTTCGATTCCATTGGTTGCATTTGACACAACGGAACTGCTCTCTGAAGGCATTTGTGCGGACAGTGTTGAGTGCCTGAGACCGTGCTCCAAGATAGATGCCCTAAGAGATTCCCAATCATACTTGTATTCCTCTTTTGTTATCTGATCTACCTCACTCTTATATGTATCTATTGGTAAGATTCCATCAGAGTATTTTGTGTGAGAGAAACCATCACAAGCACCCTTCTCTTTTGCTATCTCGTTTGATGCTTTAAGAAGATTGTATTGGAATGCTTCAGTAAGGTTATGTACTATATCATATGCACCTTGATCGTTATACTTAAATCCATTCTTTGCTAGGTAATGTGCTAGACCGATGAATCCGATGCCCAAGGAGCGTCTTGCAAGGGTGCTACGTCGTGCTGCTGCAACAGGATAGCGTTGGTAATCAATTAGTTCTTCTAGTCCACGAACTGCAAGATCACATAGTTCTTCTAACTCATTAAGACTACGGAGTTTACCTACGTTAATAGCAGATAAAATACACAATGCAATCTCACCACCATCTTCATCTATATGATCTAAAGGATCGGTAGGTAGAGTTATCTCCTGACATAGGTTACTCATATTAACCTTGTCTTTGAATGAACTATGACTATTACAGTGGTCTATATTCATAATGTATAGACGACCAGTCTCTGCTCTTTCCTTCAAGAAGTTTAGGATAAGATCTTGTGCACCTATCTTTTTCTTAGGTATTGATTCATCCAACTCATACTGAGCATACAGTGCATCAAACTCAGGAGTTCCAAAAGCATCATATAATCCTGGTACATCGTGTGGTGAGAAGAGTGTGATTTCTCCATTTTCGATAAACCTTCTATAGAATAACTCACTGAACTGAATACTATAGTCTAATTTTCTGACACGGTTATCCTCTGTGCCTTTGTTGTTCTTTAGAACAATAATATCTTCTATTTCTTGGTGCCAGATGGGGAAGTGGACAGTCGCTGATCCACCTCTAATGCCATTCTGAGTGCAACATCTGACAGTGCTTTCAAACTTTTTGAGGAACGGTACAACACCTGTGTGTTGGACTTCTCCACCACGGATTTTACTGTTGATCCCACGGATGCGACCTGCGTTGATACCAATCCCTGCCCTTTGTGCAACATAACGACCAATGGCCATATCAGAAGTAAAAATACTATCCAAGGTGTCGTCAACATCAACCAAAACGCAAGACGCAAACTGCCGAAGAGGTGTTCTAACACCTGCGAGAACTGGAGTTGGGACGTTGATTTTCCCTTTGGAGGTTGCTGTGTAGTAGCGTTTGACATAATCGAGTCTTTTATCTTTAGGGTAATCTTGGAACAAGGTTGCAGCAACCATTATGTACATATACTGAGGAGTCTCATATACTCTACCAGTGCTACGGTCTTGTACAAGATACTTATCTACGATCTGTCTCAACCCTGCATATGTAAATCCATAGCAACGTTGGTGATCTATATAAGAATTTAGTTCTTCCCACTCTTCATCGTCATATTTCTTTAGGATTCCACCATCATATACTCCTGCTTCTGCACAAGTCTCAACGTGACTTTTGAGTTTAGGATACCCAGTATTATTCCAATCAGCAAATACTTGTTTACGAACACTAAACAATAGTAATCTTGCTGCTACGAACTGATAGTTAGGTGAATCTAAACTAATCAAATCACTCGCAGATTTAATAAGAATATTTTGAATCTGTTCTGATTCAATACCATCAAAGAATTGTAGACCACTATTCATTTCTACTTGTGATGATGATACACCTGTTATGTCTTCACAGGCAAACTCAACCATTTGATGTATCTTGTCTAGGTTGAGAGGTTCGGCAGTGCCATCCCTTTTAATTACGTTCATACTTTTTTCCAGTTTTGAAATTTAACTTGTGCTGTTAACCCTGAGTAGGTGTTTGATTCTACTATACTTTGAACATTATGTCCAGACAGAATCATATCGTTGACATCTTTTTCCTCTATGGAGTTATTCCAGATGACGACTTTGTAACCTCCTGATATTGCTTTTGCAATTCGGTCGGTGATTTGTTTGTTGCGTGGTTCGTTATCAAAAACAAAAACACTATCGCTCCAACCACACGTCCTAGGATCAAGATCGGACCCGCACATAGCAACACAGTTTTCCAAGAAGAGGGAATCAAACGGTCCTTCCACGATGTAGACTGTCTTGTTGCTATCGATTGTGTCGAGACCAAAGACTTTTTGTTTTGTTTCATCGAAAATAATAGTAATGTATCTTAGTTTTGGATTGGATGAGATTGCTCTCCCTTGTATTCCAAACCATTTTCCACTTTGGTCTATGAGTGGTATTATAATCCTTGGACTATCGTTTTGCAGATTGTCAAAGGTATGTTTGTGTTTATTAACAAACTCTTTGAAACGTTCTGCATAGAAAATTCTATCAAGTTTATCTCCATTAATGTTTCTCGATTCAAGGTAGGATCTTGCAGGGTGTTCTTTATTTAGGTCTGAGATTTTTGGAATCTTAGTACCTGTATTAAAGATTGGTTTGGTTTGAAGACTTGTAAACTTTGGTTCAGCAACTCTTGTACTTTTACCTGTCAATCCCATCTTATATCTTTCTAAGACAAACTGATCGTATAAGTCTCTAGCATTATCCTTCAAGAAATTTCCTAGTGTTCTACCAACACCACAGTTGTGACACTTGAATATAAAATCAGAACCCTTGACGAAAAAATACCCTCTTGCTTTAGACTTATGTTTCTGTGAGTCTCCGCAATAAGGGCATCTAAAATTGTATAGGTTTGTCTTCTTTTCCTTGAAGAGATCAAGACGACTGCCTACAAGACGTGCGTACTTGACATCAACATAACTCATTATAAAAGTTTCTTATGGAACGATTTCTATCATACTCGTATTTGTTTGTGATGTCAACATAGGTTGTATCACTTTCTGTCCAACTGGACTTACAAGGAAAGAGATAATACTAAGAGCACCAAAGATACTCCACATCTTTTTCTCCATCAACCTGAGTCTATCATCTACTTTTCTTATATCTCTCTCACATCCTTTCTTAATAGCATTTGTTTCTCTGGTTACATCAGCGTGTAGTCTATCTACCTTCTCGAATAGAACTTGATCAATCTTATCTTGCTTATCTAACTTCTCATTATGAACCGCAAGCAGTTGACCCATCTTTACAGAGTTCTCTTGAAGGGTATCTACAACTTTTTCTAGTCTTTCTATTATCGCTGAATTAATATCAGACACTACATTGCTCCTTGACGCTTATCCCAGTAATATTTTAACACAGTAGAAGGTGTTAGACGGGTGATTTTTATCTTGTCAAATTTTTCTGGTCTGTATATAGACCTCAAACGTATTTTTACATCAGAGACACTACGACCATAGAATACAAAGTCTGTCTCTCCTTCAAACTCAGTGAACTCTACTTTGAAAGGAAAGTATCTCCCCTCATTTCTAGTATAACTTTCTTTAGTAGTAGAAGGACCACACTTGATGGTTCCATTCTTTTTGGTTTTACATTTAAACCTTCTACCTTTAACTGGTCTACCAACACCACCTAAAGGTTCATCTAGTCCTGCTGTAGGACCATTAGGATCAGAGTCACCAGAGAATCCCGCTGCTTGTGCAGTAGAACCTGTGCTCATAGTAGGAGCACCTTCTTCTTTGACAGTTTTCTTTTTCTTCGCTGTCTTAGCAACATACTTTCCTTTCGCATCACTATGACTGGTAGATCCAGGTCTTGCTGACGATACAACAGCACCATACCCAATCATATATTCTTTCACCATAGGTAGTTCTTTCTCTTTAGTAGAGGCGAACTTCTTTACATCAGTCTTTTTCATACCTTTAGCAGCAGACGCAATCTCTTTCGATGGTGCAGACATCTCGCCCTTCTGGACTGCTCTGACCATCCCCATAAATCTACGTTGTGCTACTGATACTGCGGGCATTAGAGTTTACTCAACTGTGACGTAACTTCAGCGTCAATGACTATCTCATCGAGAATACCATTGCCACCTTCGGGATCTAATCTATTCAAATATAATAGATAGGATTTCATAATAGACCAATACTCCATCTCGATTTTAAAAACCAATAAGGGTATCGCTGCTTCACCAAATACATTGAACAATACAATCAAATGGTTTAAGATCAAATGATTACGCAATACCCCAGACTTAACATACCTACCAAAAAGACGTTTGAGATACTTAAACCTCATCATATCTTCTTGAAAGTCATCGTAAGTTACAGACTGGGGATTGTCATAATGCTTCATAGCGAACAACATATAGTTGTCGTTCGTTAACACTGAAAAATTCATAACGAATTATAATTTAATTAACTACCAAATGATAGAGTTGCGATAGAACTTACTACCTCTTTAGCACCTTTGCTACTGTTAAGTTTAACTCTGTATGAGTCACCATCATTAGCAGCAAGTTGTCCAGACAATACAAGAGATGCACTTGTAGCACCACTTACGTCAGCAAATCTAGTACCACTAGCAGTTCTCTTCTGCCACTGATATGTGATTGTACCTGACTGATCAACAGTTGCAGCAACTGTGAATGTTGCAGCACCACTAGATGAGGTCTGGTTAGAAGGTTGTGTACCGATAGTAATAGTTTCAAGTACGTCTGCTACTACTGTCTCGTCTGCCATATCACCTGATGTTCCTACTGCTACTCTTAGTGCAGCAAGTTTCTCTGCCTTATGACGTGTGGTTCCTTGTGCTGTATTGTATGTTCTATACAACCACCATCCTGGTCCGTCTATACCACGAGACTTGTTAGATGCAATTCCATCTTCTGTTGTATCTACAAATACTAATTGATAGTCAGTGATACTATCTCCACCTTTGATTACATACTCTGCAACCGCTTTTGGTGGAGTTCTTTTAATTACGCTTGATGCAGTAACTGTTGCAGTTGATCCTGCATATGCTTTGTGTAACTCTATAGCAGTAGTGCTAGTTACCTGTTTAACAATATATGCAACGCTAGAAATTTCTAGTACGTCACCTGGGACTACGCTATCAGCAGCATTTTTTGTTACAGTAGCGTCGCCATTAGTGACGCTAATGTTCTGTGTAAATGCAGCAGCGTCAATCTTACCATAGATCGCCATTAGTTATTCTCCAAGAACATTGTGTTTCCTATTATTTATTTATAATAAAAAGGAGGGGTGTACCCTCCTTCGTTTATCTTGCTTTGATTGCTGCTGAGACTTGCTCAAACAACTTATCATCTGCTTCTGTTTTAGTCATTTTGACTGCTTTACCTATGATGACTAAACAGATGTCGATGAGTTTATCACCGAGTTCTGCATCATCAGGGATTTTAGCGATTGCTTTCTCTATAATACTCTTTGCAAAAGGTAAGAGAAAACTTGAAACTGAACCAATCATTTTAATAAAGAATAAGGTACCTACCCTATATATACATCAATGATTATGTGCTTCAGATACTAATACTTCTAAATCTTCTACTGCTACGTTCTCATAGATTCTTCCACCCTTGTCTACGATGTCATAGTGTGATACGTAGTGAGTGTTACCCTGATCATCTGGTTCTTCCATCTCAACTAGAGTGTGATGCTCTGGGATAGTAGTTACAAGACCATACTCAGCGTGCTCTGCCATCTTTGCACAGATATGAGTCTTCTTACCCATTGCTTTTGATATAGTCTTTCTTCTGTTAAGAAGATACTTATCATCTTTGTCGTGATCACCGTCGTTGTCGATGTCCTTGTCCTCTGTTCCTACAGGATCAAGTTTTTTCTTTGCTTTCTCTTGTAAGTTTTGTACTTCAAGACGAAGCATTTCGCGAATAGATTCTTTCATTAGATCAGATTTCTTTGGGTTTACTAAAATCTTAGATTTTTTTTCAGAGAGTTCCATTTTATTTATTAATCTTTCTGGTTATAGAGATCATTTGCTTCTTTGTGCTTTCCTTGGTTGGTCAATGCCTTGACCTTCTTCATCTTCTCTCTCTTCGCCAACTGCATAGCGGTTGGTTTCTTCTCATTGTAATACTTACCAGTTCCAGACTCAGGAGTTGCCATCCCTTCTTCAAAATTCATTCTTTCTCTCCAAGAATAATTTTCTTTTTTGACCTTCTTTCTTGAAGGTTCATCGTAGTCAGACTTACCGTGTTTCTTTGTACCCGCTAAACCTTGACCTTGATTGTACCAATGAGATCCACCTTGTCTTCTATCATTATAGGGATGATACGAATTGGGTCTATTCATAACGTGACCTTTCTTCTTCTTGACACCTCTTTCTGCCTCGTGGTTATGTTTACGAGCATCAGCATTATACTTTGCACCGTAAGTATCTTTTCCACCATAATTACGTGCTATTCTATCTTTTACTTTAGTCGCTCTGTCTTTTCCCATATCTCCCTTTGGAGTTTCAGAAATAACAAATTTAGTTGACTTAATTATTTCTTCTGGAACACAATTAGGAACTTCTTTTCCACCTTTCATTTTAGTTGGAGGACTGCCAATCTTCTTTCCATCCCAACACTTAGATGCTCCCACGTTCTTACGTGCTTGCTTTAGACCTTCCTCTACAGATACTGGTGTGGTATCTTCGTGTTCGATTACCTTACCATCTTTATCCTTTTGATGATGCTCTACAAACTTAACAGGCATTGATACAGTTCCTTTTCCTGGAACGTACTTTGTAGTTCTAGGATTCTTAGGATCATCTGACTTGAAGTCTTTATGAATCTTATCATATTCCTTCTTAGTCATCTTGAGTTCTTCATTATAATTACCAACTGCTTCTTTTACCCTATGCAATACTCCCTCGTACTTTGGATTAGGTGAAGTACTATCAAAAGCAGGATTGTTTTTATAACGATCAGGTTGTGCGTCTCTTTGTTTTGTTAACTTCTTTGCTTTATCATCAAGATACTTTTTCATTACTGATGTATCCTTCTCTTCAATATGCTCCACCTCTTCTCTCTTAAACTGAGGATGATTGTCTAACTTCATTCCTCTTTTCTTTTCAAGTGCTGCTTTCTTTTTTGCTGACTCTTCACCTGTGTTATCAGAGTATCTATTGTCATACTTTTCATATACAGCAGCGTATGCTTCTGCCATCTTAGCACCTGCTTTTGCCATACCACCTACTCTCTTTTTAATTTGTTTATCTTTTATTTTTTTAACATCAGGGTTATCGCCTTTGTATTTCATATGTCCTTCAACTTCTTTCGATGCTTTAGCAACGTAACCACCTAGAGTTTTGTTACTCAACTCATCAAGATGCTCAACCTCTTCTTTAGCAGTCTTTGCTGCTTTCTTGAAAGCATCTTTTGCAGGATAGTCTTCATCACCAGGTTTTGCAGGTGATTCACCTCTTGCTCTCTTAGCGTGGATGTTAGCATAAAGACCTTTCTTCTCCTCTATATGCTCTACCTCTTCTGTCTTAGCAGATGCTTCTGATGGTTTTGCTTTTATAGTTTTCTGATTCTCGCACTGTGGATCTACAGTAGTCTCCTTTTCCTTAACAGTATCAATCTTTGGAGAAGCATCACTTGGTTTCATATTAAGTGTCGCTGCGTTTGCTGTCTCTACAAAAATCTGTGCTATTTCTTTTTGTGCAGTGCTGTGTGTATGCACATCGATATACTCACTAGGGTTATCGGTGTTATGATTAGCATACTCTACGACATATCTGACACGTTGTACGTCTGAAGGACTATACTTCAATAGTTTTGTCGCTGTTTTAAGGTCCATTTGATTAATTATCCTATGATATTATTTAGACTTTCGGAAGTCGCTAAATTTCTTTATGCTTTGCCCAGGAGTCATTGCCTGTACTGCTTGTCTATAGGTATCGGTTCCTATTTTCCAGTCGTTTCCTGACCCATCATCAGCAGAATGATGTTTTTCTCTTACCTCATTTAGTGAGGTTAACCAACAACGGAATCTCCATCCGTTACCGTCTTCAAATATTGCATAGTTAGTTCCACGATGAACAATCTTACCTTGAACACCAGTGTCTAGGTGCTCAACTACTGTTCCCATATCAAAAATACTTTTGCGAACGTATGCTTCTCTTAAGTTTTGTAGATCTAACTTAGGAGCGATCTGCCAGAGTTCTTTAATCTCTACGTCCTCTTTCTCTTGGATACCCATACCTTTACGTACCGCATCCATAAGTCTTTTTGCTACTCCCTCATCTTTTCCAGGGATACCTTTAGCAAAATCTTCTAGGTTTCCTTCAGCAGCAAATGCACGCATCTTAGATGCAGACATACCTTCAACACCTTCAGCATCAGGATCTCTTTGTCCACCAGATACTACCTTGAGTTCTTCAAAGTTATATGCTTGACCATTATATTTTTGTAGGAGGTCATTAAATTCTGCTACCCTATCACTACCAACAACCATTGTTACTGAACTGTAACCCTCTTCATTGATAGAAGACAATACATTAAAAATGTTTCCTTTATCAGGATCATTTTGTATTGCATTTGCGTGGTCGGGGAACATCTGTTTAAGATAGTTTATCTTCTCCGCAGGTTCCAACGGATTTTTCTTTGCATCAACAGTACGTGATGGATAAATCCTGTATTCTCCTCCTTGAGAAGACTCCGCAACTTTGGATAAAAGTTTTTCGTGACCCACAGTAGGAGGATTGAACCTCCCAAAAGTAATTGCAATGTTTCCAAGATCTGTTACCGATGAATTACCTTCATTTTCAGCAGCACCTTCTTCAGCACCCGCTTGTGCTTGTTCTGCTTCATCACGAGAAACTGTAACAAGTCTCTCACCACCTTCTGATTTTGCCACAATGTTACCTGTGCGATCAGCATAGTAACCGTGACCAACGTGTTGGAGACCTCGTTTCGCTGCTGCTTCTCCTGCAACAGTGCGTGCTTCTGATAGGAATTGCTTAAATTTCATAATACTATTTATCAACCCCAGTTCTTTTCTATATTAAAGTTAGTTTTACTGAACTCTAGTCTGTCAACTAACTTTATAGCGGAACCAGATTTAATTGCTACAAAACCTTCTGGTGCTGTAACACGATAACCATTGTCAGTTTTGATGTAAGTACCAATAGTATTTACTTTTGATAACTGACGAACAATATACATCTTACATTCAGTTAAATTCATATAAGATGCTACTGTCATATATATCGGTCGTGCATTAGTTTTAATAAACTTTAGACCATCTAGTTGTATCTGTTTATATTTATTCTTTGTCGCTTCTGTTTTCTTGGTATCAATTTCTTTTTGCAATGTTGCTTTATAAAATTTCTCAAAAGCATTAGATACATCTGCTGTACTAGAAAACTTCACACCCTTTTTAATATAACTGTTAAAGAATAATTTAAAGACTTCTGATAGTAAAAACTTACCACTACCTGTCTGTCCTAGAACATCTAAGAACTGTGATGCTTGTTTGAGAGAACCCTCTGCACGGTTTGTTGCTGAGATAAACTTAGATAATGTAGTTCTATCAAATGTAGAAGCACCTGTTGCATCTTTAAAGTTAGATGAGAATACTGCTACGTCATTACTTTTCATAGAAGATGTATTAACACCGAAAGATGCTTTCATATCTCTAACTGTGCCATCACCACCGCTATACTTTGTATGGAATACGATACCCATCTTTGCGGTTCTAATTTTCTTACCCATATCACTCTTTACAGGTACAGCATAGGTAATAGTATTAGGTGTAAACACATAACAAGATTCACCATTTACATTTCTAGTAACCACATCATTATAAAAAAGTAAATCACCTTGCAGTACACCTTTGATACCTAACTTAGGTAAATATTCTAAACAAACCTTAAGTTTATCTGCTAGTTGACCTGCATAGTATGTGTCTATATCACTATTGCTTCTACAAATTTTTGGTGTTCCTTTATTAAATACTGCTTTTGTTCCAACAAAAAATTTTCCTGTAGTAGGATGCTGTCCACATACAATAGCAGGTGCACCATCCCATTTGGTAGTGATTCGTATATTGGAATGTGGTTCTGTTAACATAAGACCTAACTCTCTTAGAATCTTGATAGCATTTCTACCACCATTAGACCCACTGTTGAGTATATCGTCTTCTAAATGTTCGAGGTGAGTGTTTTTCATACTATCCTAGTTTAACATCTATTCTGATTACTGGATTATATTGTGTGACACCTTGTAGACTGGTAGGAATCCTCTCTATAGGACCTTGAACACCTTGCCCTAGTTGTCTTGTCTTTGGAAATGTACCTTGTTTCTTTTTAGAAAATCTTGGATTTACTATTGCACAAAACTCTTGTACTAATTTCTTAGTAATTGGTCTCAAACCTTTTTCTGTTAGTATATGTGTCGCTATTTGGAGAGGTTTTCCTTTTAATGTCAACTTTCCTGTGATTGATTCTTCTACAAAGGCACATCTAAATTCATCATAGACTGATCCGACACCATCCTTACCTTTAGTTCCTATAATTTCTATCAACCTTTCTTCTAGTGCTGCTGCATTTGGATTGTGTTTGACTAATGAATCAACGTCTTCCTTTGTCATATATTTATTTGGAAAAAATGCTTCCACATCATTAATTACTGCTTGGATATTTGCCAAAGTATTACCATCTGTGCTTGAACCTTTACCTCTAGCAATTTTTTTATATATTTCATTAAGTGCAGTTACATTAGTCTCTATCATTGAACTACTAAGTTGAAAAGAATTTCCATATTTCATAGAGCATTGATATATCTTACCACCTTTATAAAAAACTATATCAGATTTACTTCCCGATTCCATCTTTTCAAATGAGGCATAAAATTTTAAACTTTCATTAGTGGATAAGGTCTTTGCAAGTTTATCTACTACTTTTACAGAGTCTTTTTGTACTGTACTGTTTGTTTTATTCCAAGTTTCTAATGCTTTTTCTTTAGTTTTTAGTTGTTTACTAGATAAAACTTCTGGATTAGTAAGACGACTATATGCAGTATGTAATACGCACCATTCAAACTGAGTTCCTTGATCTTGTTTCCTTGCCATCGACCTTTTTTTACTATTTAGAAGGTACCTGCTTTTTTATATAAATTCATAGCAAAACAACGTCTTCCTGCTGACGTAACTGGCACTTCGTGTTGCATCTTTGCATCAAATATTAATAGTTGTCTTGCTGACACATAGTATGGATTACGTCCGTCAAATATTATAGGTGATGCACCATCATCTATTTTTAAATATCCAACAGCAGCAAAATCAGCAGGAAAATGACAGTGTGGTTTCACATAGTCTCCCTGTTTATAATCTGCACCCCATATATCTTTAGCAAAATATTCTACATCTGTGGTTCCATCATTCAATCCACCATAAACTCTGCCACCTGCATTGTATATCAGGTTAGCAATCATTTTACAGCACAAACTGACATATGATTCGCACTTAGGCATTTTCATATCCCAATCAGTTTGACGTGCTACAACATTAGATGCTTCTGGTGATGGTTTATCTAACTTTAACCAATCATCAATAACAGTGTTTGCTTCTTCAATACATTCATCTGGTAGTATAAACTCAAATACTGGTTGTCCACTACCGACATAAACTGTCATCTTAGTTCATTAACTTTCTCTACTATTTTATCTATAATGTCAATATCTATTCCTAAAAATGGTGGAATGATACCTAGTAGACGTAGTGTTCCATCTAAAAATAATGCTAGGCAAGTAAATCCTAATATCATACTTATGACAGTAGCATCTCTGTTATGTTTACGCATAGATTCTTCATCTATCTTCTTCGCTTGTTCTAATGTCTGTTGAAGTAAAAATTTAACTTCTTCCTTAGTATAAAAACTTCCTAATCCTGGAAGTTTTATACTTGGTTTCATATCTGAGAATGGAAAATTAGTCATTTCCTTTTCCTGTTGTGATTTATCTGTCACCTTCCTTTCGTTCCTCTGAACGTTTTATAGAAAACTCTCCCTCTGGATAGCGAGATGCAAGTTTCACTGTATTACGGAAGATTACTTCTGCAAGACGTTCATCCAATGCCATTGCTGCTTGTGCAGCATACCACATCACGTCTCCGAGTTCTGTAACAAGGTGGTCTTTAACATCATCGTTCCAAGGTTTACCTTGAAATTTGATTTTTTTAACAAGTTCCATAAACTCGCCCGCTTCAGCAACCATTCCTGATGCTGCGGTATCGAGTCTTTCTATTTTACACCCTTCTTTATGTAGTTCCTCGTACCTTTCTATTAGAGAATCATAACTCTTACTTGCATCAGATGTTACCAAATCAACGAACTCTGTGTACTTATCAAGATCTATGTCAAATTTCTCTGCTGTTTTTTGTCCCTTTCTTTTTTTCGCTTCTGGTGATGCGAACCCCTTAAAATCTTGTGATTGTGTAAAATCTTGAGGCATTGGGTCTGGTGTAGAAGTCATACTTTAAAATCAGTAAATAATGTTGGTTGAATTTTAGGTGTGTCCTCACCATTGTGACCAGGATCTATAATATTCTCCTGCTGATCACAATCATACAGTCTCATCTTCCCTCTGTCAATACCCACAACAAATCTTTTGTTCATTGTCGGATCATTGTATCTATTTTTTAACTGCTTGATCATTATTTGACCGTTTGCTTCCAAGTCTTCACTAGAGATAAGAGCAAACATAAAGTCAGCAGTTGCAGGAAGACCAAAAGATTCAGAAGTGTCGGTAAGTTCCACGTCTGAATTACCGTAACCTGATCTAGTAGTTTGAGTAGCACTAATGATAGGAAGGTTGCACTCAGCAGCAAGACCACGGAGTTCTTCAGCGATTGCTTTAACATAGGTATAAGAGTTAACTATTGCCCCCTTATATCTAGCAGATGCACAGATGTTTAAATAATCTACAAACACTACGTCAGGAGTAAAAGACTTTTTAATTGCTAACTCTTGTAGTAGAGATTTGAAATGACCTACGTGTGCTGCTGCTGTTGGATATTCTTTTACAATAAGACGACCTTGAGTTTTCTCTGCAACCTTTGTCAACTTATTATCGTACATAACTTTAGGCAATGTTTCTAGTTGTTGTACGTTTATATTCAATAAGTTTGCATCAATACGTTCAGCAATTTTTTCCTCTGCCATTTCACAAGTAATATAAAGAACATTATATCCTTGCATTAGATGTGAAGCAGCGGTGTGGCACATAAACAATGACTTACCAACACCAGTTCCTGCCAGTGCGATATTCAATGTCTTCTTACCTAGACCACCCTTTGTAATCTTATTGAGCATAGAAATATCAAAAGGAATTTTCTCTTCCTTTCTATGATAGAAATCAAATCTATCGTCAGCATCATCTATGTAATCGTGTCCAACAGAATTATCAAAACTAACAGCAAGTGCATCAGTAAGTAATGATGGAATAGCATCTCTACTTGCTTTCTTCTCACCGTCAGCAATTTGAATTGACTCTAATAGAGCGTTGTATATTGCACGATCACGACACCACTTTTCTGTAGTGTCTACTAACCATTTAATATCGTGTGCTGTATCTTCAAAATTAGAAATACTATTTTGTATAGTCTTAGATTGTTCATCTGTAAGATCTCTACGGGTTTCTAATTCAATAGTCAATGCTTCCTTAGTTGGAAGACGATCGTACTCAACAAAATATTTTGATGTTTCTTCAAAAAGTATTTTGTTATTAACATCTTCAAAATATTCTCCTTTGAGATGTGGAATTACTCTACGAGTAAACTTTTCTTCAAAGAATAATGATGAGATAATTAAATTCTCAAGATTAGACATAATGTGTGTAAGAACTTACGATAAATTTGTCGTCAGAAATAGTGCGTTTACCTGAGTGTGGGTATAACCATAGAGGAGGGAACATAACTAATCTGCCTTCCTTTGGTTTTATTGTAGGACCGTTTTCAAAAACTGTCTCGCCACCTTCTTCAACATCATTTAGATACCAGAACATTGATAAGAACCTACGAGCAGATGCGTGGTCTCCCACATCAACGTGTTTATCAAAACGATCATCAGTTCCCTTTTCATATTTCTTAACTCTGAATTGTTCAAGAGCAGATTTGACAGGAAAATATGGTCTACAATCTACATCCTCCATATATTTTTGGACATAGTAATGTGATGATTCAATCAAAGCATTCTGTATCATTCCCCACTCAGACCAAGGAGATACATTGAGATTATGCTCATTGTCATCTATTGCCTGTGTGATATTGAATTGACGAAACTTAGGTAGACCTTTCTGATCTACCTCTTCGTGAATCTGACTACCAAATAATCTAATAACGTTTTTGCAAACAGTATTAGGTAATGTGTAGTCATAAACTTGTATGTAATCTCTGAGTTCCACTAACCGTACGCAAATTCTTTTTGTGCTGCTTCATCTAGTTGCTGCATTATTCCTTCGGTGAAGTACTTGTCAGGATCGGCAAGGATAGCAGAAGGATAAACGGAAGATTCACCAACAACAATCCTATTACCCCGCTTTGTGAAGACTCCATACTTTTCACCCAACTCCAGTAATCCGTAATACCTGTCGAGTCCACGTTCGTCATAGAAAAGACGAGTAGTAATTTTAGCATTCTCTTTTGTAAATCTAGATTTCTTTGTTTCACATCTAATGATGTTTCCGATCACTTCTTTACCATCTTTCTCTTTAGACTTAGCGAGATAGATGATAGTCGATGCTGCATATTTAAGACCAGAACCACCGCCCATTTCTTTTGTAGGTACATATGCACCCACTACATCATATGTATGGTTTGTGACAATCATAGGTATGTTCGCTTTACCCAACTTCAAAGTAAGAACACGGAAGATTGCTTTGACAACCTGTGCACGAGTCATATCTCGTGTGTCCTTACCATCAGAGGAGTCTTGGACTTCCTTTGAAGTAGATAACATACCAAGAGAATCGAGAACGAACATTAATGGTTTACGTTCTGCTTCTGGTTGTTCAAGATATTTGTCAACAATTCTTAATGATTGTGTTCTAAATTCTTGAACTGTAGTAACAGGAACTAAAACCATACGATCAGAAGGAATATTCCTAGACTCAATCATATCCTTAGATAATGCAGACTCAGATTCAAAATAAATGCACCCTGCTTCTGGATTACTTGCAAGAAAACTTTTTACCATACTAAGAGTAAAGAAAGTTTTACCTGTACTACTCTCACCTGCAATAGCGGTGATCTTATTGGAAGGTATTCCACCTTTAATACTACCACTTACTAGGGCATTAAAGATGTAACTACCTGTATCTACAAAAGACGCAACGTCTCCTGCTGATACTCCATCTGACACTACACCTGCATACTCGTTTCCGATGTCGCTGATAATGTCTTTAAAAAATGCTGATGTCATACAAAAAGGTCTTCTAAAGTAGCGATTTTTTCTGCCTTCCAGTTGATAGTATCCATAATAACTTGTAAAGGATCAAGAAAACTCTTCTGGAATTGTAGATCAAAATCTATGTATTTGTCAAGTCCAAACTCTTTAGGTAATGTTTGGAAGAATGAAATAACGTTTTCATTAATTTTGTTTGGTCGTCTAAGATAAAGAAACTTTACTTTCTCTCCCTCTTGTATGAGAGGATACTTGTGAGTTATCTTTGTTTTCTTAGCGTGGAAATTATATAGTAACGCACCACGTACGTGTATGGGAGTTCCCTTACTATAAATTGTAGCAGGATTTGAGAATTTGCCAACCCCATTACATCCACGAGGGAATGCAATATCTTCTGGTGGCATAGTTTCAAATTTCTTTCTGAAGTTTCCTACAAATTCTTGTACATCAGATTCTGTACCATTCATAATAACTTTCAGTGCATCTTTAATTGCTGTCCTACAAGCAGCAGGTGTAGATGATTTAACTGCTTCAATACCCATCATCTTTAGTTTAGGTTCAGCGTATTGAACACCCTCACTATTCCATACATTGAGGATGTATCTTTTCTTAGCAGTCCAGATGCCTTTGTTAGCGATGTTCTCTCGCTTCATAAACATCTTTTGATCATATGCGTTTACAGTGGTTGCCAACGCTTCATAAGAATTCTGAATATACTTTTCAAATTCCACATCACACACCTTCTCAAGGAACCTAAGAACGCTTTGATCGCTTTTCTCTCTGCCCTTGAATACAGTTTCAACCAGAGAACCCAGATTAAGATAAATGGAATCGGTATCAGAAGCAATAACATAATCAACCTCCTTTGTTTTTAAAATTTTGTTTATGTAAGAGTTCATTTTGTTTTCTATCCAACGGATAGATAACTGTCCAGACAATGTAATTGCTTCAGCATTAGCGATGTTGAAGTATCGGAAGTATTGATTTCCGATAGCACCATAAGCACTATTAAGTTGAATCTTACGTGCCATCTGGATATTATTAAAAGCAGATATGTCTGCTTGTAATTCTTTATCACCTGTCTTTTCATATTCAGACTTGGCAATAAGCATTTTCTTTTTATAGATCGTACGTTCATCGTAGATCTTTTGCATCATCTCAGGTAAGAAACCTTGAATGTCTTTTCTATATTGTGCACCATTAGCAGCAACACAATAGTCACTATCAATATCAATCTCACCATTTAAGATTTTGTCCACAGAGATACTTGGGTATCTAGTGGGAACCAAAGTCTCTGGTGAAATGTTATATTCCATAATGAGATGAGGGTACAGAGAGTTAAGGTCGAAACTAACCACCCAATCATATAACCCAGGTATAGGTTCCTTAACGTACGCACCTGCGTATTTGTCATCTTTCTTACTTTCTTGACGAGGTGGAACACAGATCTTTCTCTCCTTTAGATAGTTGTATATAAGTGTATCCCACATACGAACCTGAGAATACACATCTTCAAAGTTTACCTTGGCATCATATGCCATAGTAATTGCTAGTTCGAGAAGTTTCATTTTCTTCTCTAGTCTGTCAACTAGATCAACGTCTTTAATGTTGTACTCTACAAACTTCTGCCAATGTTCTGTATAGAAGTCTTTAAAGTTTTCAAACTCACTATGATCTAGTTTACCTTCACCAAGTTCTACTGTAGCAATGTGCTCTAGACGATATGACTCTTGATTAGTATATGTAAACTTTCTATAAAGATCAAGATAGTCTAAGATGCTGACACCTAGTATATCGTAAGCAAGATTCCTACGTCCTTGAATGTAGACCTCTCTCATATTTACTTTATTCCAAGGTGATAATGACTTCTGCCATTTCTCTCCTAGT